ACTGGGCGAAGCTCCTGACGAACTGGTGCAAGCCTCTTCGCAGATCGCCGAGTACACCGATGGTCTCGCTTCGATGAAGGCCCCAGTTTTCTTGGATAGACCACTACGCTGACCTCTACAAATTTTGGCGTGGTTCATTCCGCCTTAAGACGTTGATGGTCGCGCGCAACCCTGCTACCACTGCCGCTGGAACTGACATAGGTGGGCCTTTTGTGTGTTTCAGTAAGCCCATTGAACCACAATCGTCCACTCTCCCTTTCCATCTCACCTCCGCGAGGGCTCCCATCGAGGACATCTTAATTGATGGCCTCTATGATCCCCTTAACTATTCCCAGCGTGTCCCTGTTGCTTTGCTTAACGGTGCTGTTGCACCCATAGGCGAAGTTGAAGTGCCTTATTCTTCCAAGTCACTTTTCATGACCACTGGTGACCCCCGTACCTCCGTCCAACCGATTTTTTCCGAGTCCAATTCCAGTCGCGTTCTCATGCACATGTTTGCCATGAATTCCAACGATACTGACAATACGCTCAATAACTCGGTTGTTGCCATGTATCGTTCAACCGGCGAAGATTTCCGTTTTCATTTCATCAAGGGCTGTCGTGCCTCCCATCCGTTGATGGGTTCCGTGTACCCTCCCTGCAATGACGACATTGAGTCTCTCGTCTTTTACGATTAGTTTTAGTTCGTGATTTCCTCCTGTTAAATTTTTCCCACACTTTGTATGTGATCCGCTCACCGGGAACGGAGCCAGTTGCGTTGTGTGGTGCTATGATAGCAAAGCTGCCACCCTTTTGTTGTTGAGAGAAATAACATTAAAGTTTGTCCCTTCTTAAGATCTGTATTTCTTTTTGTAGCACTATTTTTCTCTACGCCAAGGCGATTAACGAGTTCTTTAGTGGCTGCACGCCCAGATTTGATAGGACCCGCTATGGCTCTGTCAGTGGACCTATAAGTTAGCACAGGGATGCTATTTGCTCCTGAATGTCCCCCTAGTTCGTCCAACCACAAAAATGCAAAACACCCCCCCCCCCCCTGCTACGCTACCTAAACGTTCTTACGCTGCTATCATTGCTATCCCTTCATTGCCTGTATCTACTGCATATCTGCGTGCGAAACTTTCATTGTATAACAAACCGCGCCCTGACGCGTTGCTGCATGCTGACGCTTTTGAGCGCCTTAGTGCCCTGATTGGCACTTTCAACCCCCATCGTGGGGGTGCTTCTGCGCTAGGCTCAGCTGAGCCCAAGCCCAAGCACAAGACGTCCGATCCGTTAGTTCTTGCCTCCCAAGATCTGACGGACAATCGAGACATTTATAGTGAATATATGCATGTTCGCAAAGCTACTCTTGTTGACCGTGAACCCACGTTGCCCTTTCTCCCAAAGGATTCGCCTTTGTTGCCCGTCCTGGCCAGTTTGGCCAGGAGTGGTCGCTTGATGGTACACTATCACCGCATAGTTGCTGCCATCGTTGCCACCCCGCCGGTGACTTTTACGAAAGCAGTTTTCAGTGACAAGCCTGTCACTGCAATCTGCCAACTGCCCATTTCTCCTGTCGAACAGTTGTTTACTGCCCCTGCACAGCCCCCTTACATGTCTGCGCGCGACTGTGGTTTACCACAGTTCGCGCGCGCTGCATTCTTTCCGTTTTCGTGTGGGGGCTTGATTTCCCCCGATGCATATGACATGGCTGTTGAACTAAATTCCAGCCATCCCCAGTGTCTCCAGCACGTCCGCCGACTTGTTGCACATTCTCCATTTCTGCTTGATTCTCGAGTCATCACCACCCAGTCTGGGTCTGATGTTTACCGTGCCCCTTACTCTGCTGGCACCAATCTCGAAGGAACCCAATTGACTCTGCCTTTTCACCTCCAACATGGTGTTTCTAGCGGCGTCATTGGAGGCGTTCCTGTGCTTGCCATTGCCGATCGTCGTATTGCCCTCCCTTTCGACCTCGGCCTTGGCATGCTCAACGCCTTTGTTTACGCCAAGAACCTTGATGTGCTCGCTTCTCCAGTTGGAATTGCCGTTGCCCATTCCGTTCTTGAGGATACCCTTTCTCGTTTGTTAACTCTGCCCCATGGTTTCACCCGCTCTGATTTGCAAGAGGCCTTCCCGCTTGTCTCTGATTTGCAAGGTGAAACCTCTCTCCAGGAACTCTCTGTTTCTGGCACTTGGAGCGACCGCATGTACCCGCGTCGCATCTTAGTGTCTGCCATTACCTGCTTTCCTTTCATTGCAGATGGCAAGGCCCACACCCCTGCCCTCATCGAGGAAGCCATCCTCCGTGCCGCTGACAAGTTGTTGGCTTTCCAGGGTATAGACAGGACTCCTCTCCTGGCTGTTACCCCCGTTCAAGCTGTTGCTATCAGCAAAGTTGTCTCCAAGGCTATCCCTGCCCGTGGCAGAAACTATGAAGAGCGCCGTCTTGCGCTCTTCTCCGCCCTCACTGACTCACTCCGTTGCAAGTACACCAAGCCTGGTTCTCCCCTCCTTGCTTCCGCTGTGCGCTACTCCCGTGTGCGCCTTTCCAAAAGAGACATACAAGAGGCACGCAATGCCATGTATATCTCCGTAGTTAGGTCTTCAATTGACTTTCGCCCTACTCAGTTTTCCCCCTCCTTAGCCCCCATTCAGGAGGAGGAAGATTTTTCCCCCCCTGAGTTCAAGCCTTTGCCAAAGACCCCAATTACTTTCCCCCGCAAGGCCACCGTTGTTGATTCCGATGGGTTTGTTACCCTCGGCGGCCGTTCTGCCGCCCGTGATCCCCCTGCATTTGCCCAGGGCGATGAAGCCCCCACTGATGAACCCGATCTCACTGCCCCCCGCAGTCGCATCGCTTCATTGGTTGACATCATCGTCGCTGTTTGCCGTGGAGTCAAAGTCCACACCACCTGGCTCGTTTCCTCATACGAGCTCATCGTTTCCAACGTCACTGCCGCCATTAGCGCCATCTCGTTAGTCGGCCCCACCATTTGCTCCTTCGTCAAAGGCGCAATTGGCTCTCTCACGGATTTCCTTTCGTGTTGCTCTGCGCTCATTTCTTCTGCTTCCGCTTGCGTTTTCGCAGTCGGTTCCACCTATTTGGTGCACGCTGGCAACCAAGTTTACAACTTTACTATGGAAAAAGTTTGCAAGGTTGGGTCTGTAGTCGTACAGCCCTCAGCTTTCTTTTCGGTTATGTCCTCCCCTCTAGCCAAATTGTCACTAGAGGAGATTCCCCACGTCGAGCGGGCGCTGAACATTCGTGTTCACCGCGCCGCAGATGCCTTCGTTCCCGCTGAACTGAAGTGCTTGGCCCTCCGTGCCATGGGAATAGGACTTCCCGAAGCCGTTGTTCAGGAGCTCGACGACGATGAATGTGTCATCGTCGGCGACTTCCGCCCAATTAGTCCATCCTCCCCCCCGTTGGACACCACGCGAGCTGTTGCGCAGGGTTTAGCCCCTGGCATCAGTGTCGGCATGTTGAAAAGTGTCCTTGAAGTTACCCGTGCCTACCGCACCATCGTCGAGATGCTCGGTTCTGTTTTCTCCCCCCTCCTCCGCAAGATGGGGTTGATTTCTGACCCCAGCGCTATCGTCCTCAAGCTGCTTCCAGCAGTTGAGAGTATGGAGCGTAGACTGGCTGACCGCCAGGACTCCTCAAAGTTACCTTACAACTACAAGGTCGAGTTGGACGCCTTGTTTGAGATGGTTGTGAAGCTGCAGTCGTGCCACGGCTACTCTTCCCACCCCCTCATCCAACGCGGCCTTCGCGCCCACACTGCAATTAACAAGATCGCAAATGATTACTGGTATGGGAGCTCCACCATTCCCATCCCCGAGCCCCTCTCAGTGTACATCGTAGGCCCTGCTGGCTGCGGAAAAAGCACTCTGATCAACAATCTTTCAAATACCTTTCGCCGTGAAGAACACGGCGGGCTCGAAACCTACTACCGAAACCTCTCTGACCAGTATTGGTCCAACTATTTCCAGCAGGAAATTGTTGTGTTCGACGACATTTTCCAAAACGATTCCTCCGAACAAAGAGAGATTGAAGTCTCTGAAGTCATTTCCGTTGTTAACTCTGCCCCTTGCTACCTGAACGTTGCTGCCCTTGAATCTAAGGGTGCCATGCTAAACGCGCGGTTGGTTCTCTTCACCAGCAACCGCGTGCCTAGCACGGTGCCCATTCCTCTCCATTCTCCCGAGGCTTTCAAGCGGCGATTCCACATCGTAGTTAAGATGAAGACCTCCAGCGAGTTGACTCTCATTGCTTCCACCGCCGGCGTTACCGTGCCTGTTGCAGACACCTTCACGCCCGCTGACTTAGTGTCCGTCATAGTCACCAACCTCAGACATCGCCAAGAAATTCGAGACAATCTTTCCACCATTTACATCCGCCCCACTGCTAACCTCGTCGTGCGTCGCGATGGCACCACCTCTGCCATGCGCGCGAGCGAGCTTTCGCTAACCCTCCCTGTCGTGCCTGAGGACAGCATTCTTGATGTTGCTGTCGCTCAGGGCGATTCCGGGGATTTCTGGCGGCTTGCCTTCTTCACCATGTGTGCTGGAGTTGTTGTCGTTGTCTTGTTTTCTGTTCCCGTTCTAGTAAAGGCCAAGCGTGTTGTCGCTATTGTTAGGCACGCAATCTCCCCCGTTGTGCGTGCATACAAGACCCTGGTGAGGGCCCTCAAGGCCTTTGCCCACGCTGCCATGTCGTACGTGACTGGCACCCGTGAGTACTTGAATAGGTACTACGAAGAGTTGGTTGAAGAGTGGAACGCGTTCCAAGTTGCAGGCTGGAAAGATCCAGGTGCATACGCGTTGCTACTCGCCCAGTGGGCCATTGTCGTCGGCACCACTCTAGCAGGCGTTTACCTTGGCGTGCGCTTGTTGCGCACTTCTGCCGTTGCTGAGGCTGGCCCTGCCGGCCACATCAGCAGCGGCGGAGGTGCCACCAAGAAGCGCGCTGTCATCCAGCGAACTCGTGTAGCTTTTGAAGTTAAGCTGCGCCGTGCCCCTGGGGTTGCCCAGGGTGGCGGCCGCATAGACACGTACGCTGTGCAGGCTGTCCAGCGTGCCATGGCCAATGTTGTAGTTTCTGGGCAAGACGTGCCCACTTCCACTCGTGAGATTGCTGTTCAAGGCATGTTTGTTGCTAAGCGGTTGTTATTGGTTCCGCTGCATGCCTTTCTCACCCGTGGGGACGGAGAAGTGTTGAACTTCCTCCCTCACGGCACCCTGCGTATCATGATGAACGATGCCCGCACGCCGTCGGTTTACACAATTGGGGAGATCCTCATCTTCCAATTGGGTGACTCCGATCTTGCGCTCATTGATTTTCCTGATGACTCACGCTGCCCTTCCCACAAAGACCTTACCAAGCACTTCATAGATGATGAAGATCTCGATTCTGTCCCTACCGCTTTGCGGTACATCACCACTAATCGAGACATTAACACGCACGGGTCCGTGCCTGTTTCTGATGCTAACTGGACCTATCATGGCAATAACCTGACCGCGTCGGTTGCGATCCGCTCCCCTCTGTGCACTGCCGCTGGTGACTGCGGTTCCCTCCTTTCAGATGGAACTCGCATCCTAGCCGTGCACGGAGCTGGCAGCGCGTCTTACTCCTACGCGACTGTCGTCACTCGTCCCGCCCTCCTCGGCGCGATTGACGGCATCAACTGTTTGAAACTCACCTCTGACCAGGCCGTGGCGCAAGGAGGCGAGGACGTGCCCCATCCGTACGACCCCGCCCTGCGCGCCACCACCCATTCCCTTCGGTGGAACTCTTATTCCACCAATTCTTCCCTGGTTCAGGGCCCTGACTTTCAAGCAATTGAGCAGGTGTTTGGGCAGCCCTTGAAGGTGCCCACTTACACAGCTGCTGATATCCCTCCCCTTGAGGCTTTGTTGAAGGCCCCAGCTCGCAAGCAGCGCGAGTATTCTCAGTGGGAGAAGGATTTCTGCCACGCTTACTTTGACTTGATCTACCCCCTTGAATGGTTCGATGATTTGATGATGCCCACGCTCGAAGAAGTCATGCGTGGGCTGGAGCCCACGGCCTCTTCAGGCCCCACTCTAGCACACATTGGCATCAAGCGCAAAGGCGATTTGCTTTCCGCAGATGGCTCTCCCACTCAGTTTTGCGAGGAATGGATTGGTGGCTTTCGTGCCGCCATGGAAGCGGAAGCTGCAGGACTCTCAGTCCCGCATCCCTCTTTCCCACCTCGCTGTGCTATCAGTGTAAAACAAGAGCTTCTGCGGCCAGGCAAAACTGCCCGCACAATTTTCCCAGTGGACACTGCGTATGTGGTAACACAAATGCAGGAGCTCACTCCTATCGCCAAAGTTATGGCGCAGTATCGTGAGGTGGCGCCCTCGCAAGTTGGGTTTGTAACCAACTCTTGCGAAGGGGCGCGCCTCTATGACTTTGCACAGGGGTCAACTCATTCTACTATCACCTGTGACGATGCTGAGGCTTTAGATCGCACCCTATCCGTAGGCGTGTTAGATATCGCCTCCGAGTTTTTCCGGCGCCGGCATCCTCAGCCCGATGCGCCCATTCTCACTTCCCTTGCACACTACCTTCCTCGAATGGAAGTGGTGTACACGGGACCTCGTCCCAACTGTGCGGGCATTGGCCCCACCACGCCCCCCACCGAAGTGGGTAGGCGCGTTTTGTACCAAACGGAAGGTGGCGGTCCTTCCGGACACGGCTTGACTGCGGAGTTCAACGGGCTATGTCTCACGGCGGCCACCGCCATGTGTACATTTCAAGTCCTCGTTGAGATTTCCGAGTTAACGCCTCTGTCCACGCCCGACGCTGCCGCGGCTTTGGTGAAAGATGTTTACCAGGCATACGTCTATGGAGACGATGACGTTAAGAAGCTTGCCAATCGCATTCAGATCTTTCGAATACGTACGCTCATGAAAGAGCACAACATATTCGTCACTGATGCTAGCAAGATCTACCGTTCTGATCTCTCCTACGTTCCCCCGCCTGGCCAGGTGGAGTTCCTCAAGCGTTCCCCATCTGTCGTCAACCACCCGACCCTCGGTAGAGTCGTGCTGCTGCCACTCTCCCTTACTTCAATACTTTCATCCGTTGCTTGTGAGCCCAGAGTGGTGGTTGATGCCACCGCTGCTGCTGGTCGCTTGCTGTCGGCCACGTTCGAGCTCTCCCTTCACTCCGAGGAGGTGTTTGAGAAGTATTACCCGTTCGTTCTCACTGCAGCCGCGCGCATTAAGATGCGGTGGCCGCAACCGTGGGGCCTTGTGCCGCCCACTTTCAGTGAGCTGCACCAGCGGGCTTGTTGGCGCGCTACGCAAAGCCCCAACAACGTGGACTACTGTGCAGATGCCATCGCCGACTCTCTCATTACAGAGTTCGGCATGATTCCCTGCGATGAAGTCGCAGTTGCACAGGGCGGCTCTTCCGAAGAGCCGTCTCCCCTGTTTTCCGTGCACGATTTGCACGCATGGCAGGATCCGTGGGAGCACGAGCAGCCGCTCTTGTTATCCACCCC